ACGAAAACAGATTTGATAATAATTTTCTAATGTTCATTTTATTACGTTTTTAAATTTAAACCCTTGTAAATTGACCGCCACTTCTGCTAACAAGGGTTTGTAGCAATAGGGGCAGAAGTGCTTTAATTGAGCTGTGTACTTCTAATCAGCTTTAGTGGTGCATTCAACAGTAGTGCTATAAATCCCCTACTGCTACAAGCCCTGATACGTTATAAGTAACTTTACCAAACATTGCGGTTAAAGTAACTCAATTTCTTTTTTTATACTTTCTAAACATATTATTTCAGAAACTATTGTTGTGTTTCCATAACCATTTTGATATAAATGACTTTCTAAATCAGAATAACTATTCATTTTTTCAATCATTAAATCAATATGAATTTTAGCCATTTCTTTTGCTTGAAAATGCGGTCTATTAAGTGATGGTGTTGCTGTAAGTAATTGATTTAAAAATACTTTTTTCAGTTTTTTTGCTTCTTCTTTTGCTGTCATAATATTGCTTTAAATAAATTATTTTCTTTAATAACTCCAATAAATTTAAAAATAGGGTATTCAGAACCAATATATTCTGACATAACTTTTTGTTCGGCATTCCTTGCGTGATTTGTCAATACAGGAATATGAATAATATCTCCTTTTCTTAATTCATAACTATCACTTTCTAATTGTATTTTAACGATAAATATTGTTTTCATAAAAAAGCTACTTATAACATCGGTTTTGCTCTATTGCGGTTTTAGGCTTAACTGAATGTTTGGTTTGTATTTGTTAATTTTGTTTTTAATTTAAAGTTTTTGGCGTACTTTTCCGCCACTTCTTAAAGCCGCGGAACGTTACAGGAAATACTACGGAACTGCATAAAACGACAATATGTGTTCTATCATTGGTAGTGTCCATCCATCTCCTAATAATGATGCTGTTTGTTGTAAGTTTAGTATTTCGCAATAATCATCAGGGAATCCTTGTAATCGGCAAAGTTCTATTTTGTTTGCCATTCTTAAATATCCATCTTCATAAATTATTGTATTACCAAACTTTTCTCTATCTCTAATATAATTTTGTGCCTTTTCAGATAGTTTGTCTTTGTGTCCAAAAGAATAATACATTCGGTGCATCAATGCCTTGTGTTTATCTTCTTTTACCTCGCCACTTGTAATAATATCTTTAAGCAATATTTTTCTATCCGTTGGCTCTGGAATATCTGTTACCATATCAAATAAATCTTTTCTCATTTTAATATTACTCCAATAGTATCTATCCCTTTGCTGTGCAACTACATTTTCTGAATTTAATCTTGCAGGGTAAACTCCAAGCAATCTGCTCATAATGCCTACATCTAATTTACTTGCACTTCCTACATTTTCTTGTAAAAATTTCACATTTGGATTTAAACTTTTGCAATGGTTCAGTATATCAATAAAAGCAAAAAACAAACTACTTTTTTCGCCATTCAATCCCTCACGTTTTCCGATACTGCTTAAATTTTGGCATGGGCTTCCACTTCCTATAAAATCAATACTACTCCAATCAATATCCCATTCTTTCCAATTTCTAATATCTCCAATTTGTATTACATCATGGAAATGATGTTGTTGTAATTTTATAGCATAGGTTTTAATTTCGCTTGAATAGTACTTATTTACTTGTATCCCTAAATTGTGAAATGCTTGTCGTAAAGTTCCCATACCATTGAAAAGAGATACCACATTGATGCCGTACTTCCTGTAACAGTGGTTTTGCGTCATTGGGGCTTTAGTGCTATCTATAATCATTTGTGCTTAAATTAAAATTTGTACTATCAATCGGCTTTAGTGCTGGAAATCCCCAACGAACGCAAAGCCACATCCCGTTATAGGCAATGCTAAAAGAGTGCCGAAATCCTATCAGCCATTGGCTCAACTTCGTGTTCTTCAATCTCTAATTCGTTTAGCACCCTATCTAATATTCTATCCCAGTATATTTCAAGTATCCGCCAATCTTTTGTATCAGCGTAATGGCTATCTCCGTATCTTGTATAATGGTCGAGCCAATGATTTACTCTGTCTTGCAAATCAGTATCCGAATAAGCACTGCCTATAACAGCGCCTATATTCAATTGCGGGTTATGTGGTTCATTCAAGTTCATGTTTTCTAATTTAGTTTTGTGAATAATTCAAGTTTTGTAATTCTAAGTCCGCAACTAAATATAGCCGCAAAACGTTAGGCGAAAGGGCTACGACCCTGCATAAATTGAAACTTTGCCTTCCAAAATATCATTTGTTCTTTTTGACATTATATGAGCAAATTCAACTTGACAAAATATGCCACATTCGCCAGTTACTAAATCCGTTGGGTTTCCTGCTTTCGGGTCTAATTCATCTAAATAAATTTTACCGTTTTTATCCTTCAAGCAACTTGCACCTACTTCTCTTTCCGCTTCTGCCATTTGCTTAAATATTTCAGGAAAATCAACCCTTATTTTATTCCAATATCCTGCACCGCCTTTTACACAGCCTATACAGTTATTGTTATTGTAGCCAAGTTTATACATCATTGGAATTTCAATCCCTGCACCTGCCAAAATTCCTGCACATTCATTCTTTGATAATTTGTTTTCAATCAATGGGAATAGCGGATTAGTGTAGGCATATTGCTCTTGTGTTCTTATTGCTCTGTTTATTTCACTTGCTTCAAATTCATAGCCCCAAACCTGTGCCGCTATTTTATTTCCTTTCTCAAAATCAAAACGAACATTCTTTTTAAGTTCCTTTGTACATCTTGCACCACCTGCACCATTTACATAGCGTGTTGATAAAACAACGTCTAAATGGTCTTCATACTTCTTATTCTGTATGGTTTCAATTTCTTGCCCATACCATTTTTCACAATCGGCTTTAAATCTCATTGTGTCTGGGTGGTGGCTTCCTGTTTCAATGTAAACCAATCTTACATTTGGATATTTCTCAACTGCTAATCTACAAGCAATAGCAGAAGTAATACCGCCAGACCACCATCCTATAACCGCCCCATCGCCTAACATCGGTTTTGCAAAAGCAAGGGCTTCATCGGTTATTTGAACATTTGTATTTCTATCAATCATTAGTTCTTAATTTAAAGTTTAGTGCTTCTAACCCCTTGCCTTCGCAAAGCCGTGAACCGTTATGCACAAGTTTAAGAAAACAGCGTCCGTGCATTTATTCGCTGTTCTGCAATTTTGAAATATGTTTCGTCTTTTTCTATTCCGATAAAGTTTCGGTTTAGGTTTTTACAAGCAACTCCAGTGCTTCCGCTTCCCATTGTCAAATCAACTACTAAATTACCTTCGTTGCTGAAAGTCTTAATTAAATCTTCGAGCAATAAAATAGGCTTTTGTGTTGGATGTAATCCTGTGAAATCTTTTTCGTACTCCAAAATATTACTTTTAAATTTCCCACCTTCCCATAAATTGAATGTTGGTTCGTACTTTTGATTTTCAATTTTTAATTGCTCATACGTTTTAAAATTGTTCATTTTATCAATTCCAAACGCTTCAATAAGTTCACAATAAACCTGTTCTGTACAAATTTCAAATTGAGTGCTTTTTAGATAAAAGAAATGTTCCGCTTTTCTGTGTTCAAGTTTTGTGTTTATCTGTTTTAGTTTTAATCCAATAAACTTCATTACATCACCTGCATAAACTCTTAATGGGTGTAAGTTCTCAATATCATATTCTTTTGTGAAAATCAAAATGTCTTCAACATAAGAAACTGGTGCTTTATTGACCAATAAACAATTTGCAAAATGCTTTTTGTTCCAATACATATTGTAATTGTGTGGCAAGTTTGATATTTGTCCGTTTATTAATTCAGTAGTAAATGGTTGGTTTGCAAATAAAACCATTTTGCCATTTTTACGAAGTATTCTGTTTGCAATTTGCATTATTTCACCAACAGGAATAACATTATCCCAATCACTATTTGAAAGCCTTTTATACTTTTCAATATCTCCACCAAGTCCTTTTATCGTTCCGTAGGGTAAATCAGTAAGTATTAAATCAACGCTTCCAGTTTCTATTTTATCGCTTTCAATAAGGCAATCCCCGAAAAAAAGATGAGAAAAAACCTGTGCATAACCCGGTATATAACCAATAGCGGTTTCAGTGCTGTTTTGAAGTTCTGTGCTTTCTATATTCATTCTACTAATTTGATAAGTTATTACTATTTAATCCGCTACTGGTCATATACCCACCGTTATGGGAAATTTATTTTGCCCCACGCTCACGTACTATTTGAGCCAATCGGTCAGCAAACTTGCTTTTAGCTTCGGTAATCTTTTTATCATCATCCAAGTCAATTTTTTCTTCATTCCATTTTACTATAATTGCTACTATCCAAAGTATTGAATATAGCGTAATGAATATTCCCCAGTACAAACTATCTACTTTGAAATAGTATAGTAAAAAGGAATAAAGGATTGTGCTTTGAAATGGCAATTTGGTTGGCAAGTTTGAGATAACTGTTATTTTTTTCATTTGTTTTTTAATTAAATTGTTAAGCCAACCCTTCGCAAAATAAACTATCCCATAACACGGGTTTGGCAAAATGCTGCAGGACAGTTAGTGCTAAATTTCAAGTTTCGAGTAGCGGCACTTCGCCAAGCCCGAAACCGTTATAAGCAATAAAAATTACTCGTGCAGAAATTCCACATAATATGGAATGTGCCATGAATGTTTACTACTATAATATAATCTCCACCAACCTCTATTGTTCTGAATTTCTTCTGTCCATTTTGCTGTCATTGTCGTAATTTTTACAGCTTATAACAGCGTATATGTGCAATACGCTAATAAGCATTTGTTGTTAATAATTAATTTCATCTATGCGTACTGCACATATACGCAAACCGTTATTCACCCAATACACTATCTATAAACCTCAAACGTAATGAATCCGATTGAGAATACCAAATCTTTTCTTCGTTTCCTTTGATAATCGTGTTATAAACGTTATTAATCGTTCTTTTCTCTACCACCTCCCTTTCGTGAATGATGGTCTTTACGCTATCCGATTTCTTGTCGTATGCTTCTTGCCTTACCTCTATTGGTTCGGTGGTTGTTTAAAGTAGATAACACACACACCGATAATTATTAGGAGGTAAATGAGGTAGTTTTGCTTTAGGTTCATGGGTTAGTGGTATCCGTGATATTTATTATGAAGTGGATTAAGGTTGTCAGAATCTATTTCTATTTTCTTAGCCTCCGAACGCTTTCTGCGTGTCCGTTGCTTCTTTGCCTGTTTTGCCTGTCCTTGTGTTGTTGGTAATTCCACTTGTCCGTCCTTATTACTCATCTGTTTATTTGTTAATACCCAATAGATGGGGAGGGTTAAAAATAATTATTATTAAAGTGTTCACATTCTTTTGGCATCTGAATTTGCCCTTCAAAAGTTTCGGGATATTTTTCTAATAAACCTTTTTTTACAACTTTGAATGGGTACATTATTTGTTCGAGTTTATTACACTTAAATCCTTTTACCTCTGCTCTGCTTTCTCCCATTCCAAAATCATAATAATACTCTACCTTAATTTCTTCCAAGAATTTGCAGTCTGAACAAGCAGGTTTATTTTCGGGGTTAGAATAACAACTTGGCTCATGTTTAATCATTGCGTGTTTCCTTACCATTCTTTTCTTACAGAAGTCGCAACTATAAAGTGTTATGTTTTCTTGTACTTTCATACTTCCAATATTAATTGTTTATTTTTAGTTGTTAATACCTTTGTTATTTATTAGTGCATAATTTTGAACACGCTTAGCAGGTAGTTATGTGCCATTAATCAGACAACGGCATTTTACAATCAAAAGACACTGCTGCTGTTATTGCGATTATTTCAAAATGACCTAACATTTTAGACATTACGTATTTATGAATATCTTGCTTTTCTGCATCTTCAGGAACTTCATAAATATCTACTCGCCAATCCCAATCTCTGAATGGGTGTTTAATAATTACTGCTACTTTTTTCATTTGTTTCTAAATTTAACGGCACATAACAAGGGCTTTGCGTAATAGCCCTATCAAGTGTCGTGGTTAATTTTAAGTTTCTACTAAGGGCTACTACGCAAAGCCCCAAAACGTTATAAGTAATACTACGATTCCGTTTCATCAGAGCAATAGCTAACCGCTTCTTTTAGCATTAATTCGCAAATTTCATCAATATCTTTATAATCTTTTAATGGGTGATGTCTACCACCATCTTTTAAATCAAAAGCGTAAGAATGAATTATTTCATCGCAAAAGTCAATCGGGTCATAACTTTTACCACAGGTATTATCGCCTGTTAATTTAAACATCATATCTTGCAATGCTCTTGCATATCCTTTTAAATAATCTTTATCTGTTTTTCTTAATTTTTTCATAATTAATTTTATTTTTAATAATCCGTACTACTTATAACAGCAAGCTATAAAAAACCGAATGCTGAAGCTGAAATCTCTCCAATATCTAAAAGACTTCCTTCTTCTTCATCTGTTGATTCGTTATCTTGATTATATATCTTCGCTATTTTTTCTTCAAGTTCGTCCCACTTCAACGCTTTATGTTGATATTTTGAAAGTTCTTCGTTAAATAATTGCTCAATTTTGTTAGCCATTTCTTGATTATCGAAACCTTCATCAGCATGAATAATTTTGCATAATTTTTTGTTTAAGTTCATAATTTTATAAATATTTAGCCTGCTGTTAACAAGTGTTTTCCGTCAGTGGTAGGCTTGGGTTATATCCGAAATATTTCGGCTTATTTAATGTTTGTTACTATTTTGTTATCTTCGGTCTTGAAATTGCCACCGAACGGAAAGCACTCGGGCGTTATAGCAAATACTATGAATTACTTTGCGTTAAGAATTTATTGAATTTTTTAATTGCGTTTTTATCATTAAGAGCAAAACACTTAAAAACACATTCTTCTTTTAACATTCTTTCACTTTGCTTTTCGTTCAAAAAAGTTCCGTCAATTCTAAACCAATAATGAAATTGTCCTTTTTGTGCTTTTGGATAAATACTTTTTTGTCTAGGCTTATATTCTCTTGGTGTTTCTTTTGGTATTTCTCCAAAGTTTGTTTCTGACATCATTGCCATCATTGCTAATGACATAAAAGCTAAATTCTTTTTCATAATTATAATTTTAAAAGCCGAAGTGATAACAGTGGTTACACAATATTGCCACTTAGGGAGTTATTTAATGTTTGTTTTGTACTTGTTTTATTCGTTGTTTAATCAAATGTTTTCGCTTACTTTTGGCAACATCGTGTAGCCACCAAACGTTATCACTCAGCTTGGTTAGAACGGTTAAAAAACTCGTTTTCTTCATCTGTAGCTTTTATTATTCTCTTAACTATTGATGGATTTGCTTTTTTGTTATCCCAATCAAGAATTGCATCAGCTTTTTTAGTTAATTTTTTATTTATTTTTTGCTTAGAACTACCTGCTTTCATTTTAGTTGTCTTTAAAAAGCCGAAGTGATAACAGCTACTACAATCAATAGCTTCACTTGGCTTTAGGTTATTATTGTTTTGTACTTGCATTATTCGGCAAACTCCGATAATTTGAGATTTCGGCACGCTACTGCTTGTAGTAGCAACACGTTAGCAGAAATGGCTACGAAACCACTAACAAGGGTAGCCATCGTGTAGGTTATCTTGCTTGTCTGTATAAAAAGAACCTGAAACACTGTGCATTGAACTATCACAAGTAATTTCTTCCCAACTTGTAACGCCTAAATCTTCAATAGTTCTTTCGGTTCTTTTTAAAAAATCATTAGCTAATTCTTCGCTTTCAAATCCTTCGTGGTTTGGGCATCTGTAAGTATGACCTAACACTTCGCCTGATTGATGTAAGGCAAGATAACCCCAAGCACCTTCGTCTTGTAAATCACTTCCGCAAATTGGACATTCCATTGTATAATATTTTAAATTTAAACCCTTGTAAATTAACCGCCACTTCTGCTAACAAGGGTTTGTAGCAATAGGGGGCAGAAGTGCAAGTTTTGAGCCTTTTACTTCTATTGGGCTGTGGTGCTATATTAAACAGCAGTGCTTCTAATCCCCTACTGCTACAAGCCCCATACCGTTAGTAGCTATTTAAACAGCGTTTTGTGTATAACGATATCATTTACCCGAATTGGGAATTTTAAACGCGCTAAAGTGTGATATTTTAAGTTTTCCATTTCACAACACTTTTTTAAGTTGCCATAGGTTTCTATTCGTTCGCCTTGAATAAATACTATTATTGATTGTCTTTGCATTATAATATATATATTACAACAATTTTTAAATCTTCTAAATAAGCATTATACATTCTAATATCATTAAATGATTTTGCATAAAATGAATCGTGTTGTTTTTTATTTTTAAAATTAGTTCTAAACTCTTTTAAAGATGAATTTTCTTTAATTTTAAACTGCTTTACCAACCTTTTTGATAAAGTATTAAACAACCCAAGTATTTCTTCTTGGGTTGCTTTTTTACAATATTCCTCTGTCTTATTCAAATCTTGCTTGTAGATTAGGCATTGTTAATATTGGCAATCCTTCTATCTCTCTTAATTCAGTCATTTTTAAAAAACATTTGTATGCTTTTTTATAACTTCCGTTTGCTAATGCTTTGTTCATTGTTTTTTGTACTTCAATTGCTGTCATTTTGATTTGTTTTAGTTGTTATTTCTTTTGCAAATATACGACTTATTTTGTAGCTACCAAATAAAATTACAAATATTTTCAAAATAAATGTAAATTACATAAACAGCTACTAACAGGTGTTTGGCAAGATTCAAGCATTTGTGATTAATTTAAATCGGTCTTAACCCGATATATTCGGATTTACTTTTCTTGAACCTCGCAAAGCCACTTCCGTTATGTTACAGCATACCGAGCGAGCCTCAATAACTCATCACGAAATAGAATTGGCGTTGCGTTGGCTTCTTTTTTTGATAAAGTTGGCTTATTTTTCGACTTGCCTCTTTTGTCTTGAAAACCTATTTGATGAGTTCCTTTTGGTTTTGACCAGTCCAAATCATAAGGCGGTCGTTTACCTCGATAATACAACCAAGTTGCTTTATTAGCTCTATGCCCATAAGCCGACTGCCAAACTTCACAAACCCAGCCTTCGCCACTTCTTGACCAACCTATTTTATTGGGTTTTTCAAGTCCATAAAATTTCCAAGCTCTTGTTTTTGCAGGGTGTTCTAAAACGCCAAAACATCGATTAACATTATCAAGTGCCGATTTAAAACACCCTGCGTCATTAAATGGCTTGTTGTGTTCTCCGCCCCAACGCTTATAATTCACAAATGCCATGTTGCCCCACAATTGACACGGTGGGTGTGCGACAACAGGCAAGTTTCCTTTATACTTTCTTGCATCTCTTTCTTCGTCCCAACAATCGATACCATCAATATAATAATGACCATTTGACTGAACAAATAACGCCGTCACATAACATTGCATTAGTTGGGCTTCATTTAATGTTGGTTTTGTAATTTTCATTTTTTGTTTTTATTTTTTTTTTAAAATTCAATTTTATCTCTATTAACCAAACAAGGTAAGGCATCATTATTAATTCTAAAAGAAAAATCATCAAACTTATAGCCCCTTGAAAAAGGATTGGAAACATTTACAATTGCTTCATCTTCTTTGTCGATTTCTAAATCAATAACATTTTCGCATTTTTTCGTTATATAAGTGCCTAAATGTCCCAGCGGTTTATTCGTTGCTGATCCTTTATGAATTATTAAAACAATATGAATATTATAATCGTAAGTCCATTTCATTAAATACTCCGATGCCTCGTTGCTCATAACTATATCGTTTGTGTTTTCGACCAAATCGGCTATACCATCTATACAAACTAATTTTACTTTTGTTTTGTAAAATTTATCTTGATTTTTTAATAAATAATCGATTAATAATAACCTTTCTTTTGCTGTTTTTCCTCTCGTAGCGTAACCAAAATAATGATTATAATTATTTCCTGATATTTCTGCTACTCTCCTAAAAGTTCTTTGAGTATAATATTTCCCTTGTTCGGTGTCGAAGTCTAAAATAGTAAAATCTTCTTTTCGGTGGCTTTTAATATTTGGAAACAACTTACTTGCATTTCCCCCAATGTACGAACCTAAAAACGCTGATTTTAAAAATGACTTTTTAGATTTTGAAAGTCCAACTATTGCTGAAAATTCGCCTGCTGTCATTACTGGTGTATCGTAATATGAATATTTATAATTATATTGTCCTATTGAAATTAAAATTTCAGGGGGGTTTAATTCCTCGCTTAAATCTACATAACAATCATTAATCAGTTTGTTAAAATCAATTTCAGGTTCTGTATTATTAATTATTATTGGCGTTAAATCCATTTGGTTTTGTTTTTAGTCGATTAAATGTTTCTGTTAATGTTTCGTTTAACTTATCTATAATTTCATTATCCTGCCACTTTCCCGCTGTTATTTTAAAAAACTCATCTTTGTCGATTTTGCTTAAAATTTCATTGTCATTTTCTCTCATTTCTTTTGTAGTTTTTCCAAAAAAATCAATTCCATTAAATTTATTTTCTTTGTAAAACTGCTCCAATTCAAAAGTGTTTAAATCTTTTTTAAAATTTGAAACAGACAAACTAAAATCTTGATTCAAAAGTTCGCTTATTTTCTTTTGTGCAAAATCAATGTCTTTGTAGTGGTTTATCTTTTCAATAAAAACTTCTAAATATAATTTTCCAAAATAATGAAACATCGTATCAGCCATTGTATTTTCTTTTTCTCTGAAAATCCACATTTTCAAAAAAGTAAGACAATCTGCATCGTGTTGTGTTGGTGTGAAATTCCCACTTGATATTCTTGCTGTTAATTTTTTTAATGCAAACTCTAAATTTATTGGGTTTTCTTTGTTTCTAAAATACATTTCGATTTGTGGATTCATAAACTTAATTTTTGTTTTATTTTATCTTTTTCGCTTGCGTAAAGTTGAATATTTCCAGTTTTGGCATTTAAGTATTTTTCAAAATTATCTAAAAAATGCGTTGGTCTAACTTTCAAACTCTCAAAAATTGTTTTTTGCATAAACAAACCACGCATTCCGTCTTTTACCTGCTCACGGTTGTAGTGTTTTAAAATTTCATTGAAATTTACTAATTCGTGCCTTTCTAATTTTACTATGTTTGTTGGTTTATTTTCAAATACCAATCTTGCTTTTTTCCAATCTTCTAAAAAATCCGCCGTCGAATAAATATTATTTTCTTTTTCGGTTTCTAAATTATTTTTTTCTTTTTCGCTATTAAAAAAAATATTATCTATTGTAGTATCTATATTAGTATTATGGTGTGCAGTTTCTGCACTACCCCCCCATGCAGTTTCTGCACTACCCCCACGCAATTTTTGCACCCCATGTAAAGAAATTTTATACCTATTGAAAGTAACATTATTTACAAAAATCGTTCTTTTTTCAATTAGATTATTAGAAACTAAAAGTTCTAATGATTTTGACACGGTATTTCTTGAGCAATTTAGCCAATTACAAATATAATTTATTGACCCTTTAAACTCACTTTCGCCATCTTGACAAAAGCCAAATATTAAAGCAAAAACCATTAAATCGTTCCCTTTTAATTTCAACTCTTGAGACATCCAACCTTGAATAGTAATGTAATTATTTTGAATATTTGCCATAAAACAACGGTTATTAGATACCGTAAAACTATTATAAAACAAAACCCCTGAAAGAGCCACTACACATCTTTCAAGGGTTGTTTATATCGGAAAAAAATAGTATGCCGATTAAATTTTCTTGTAAGTAGTGGTTTACACTGCAAATATAATAAAAAATAACATTAAAAAAAAATGTTTTTACTATATATTTTTCTAAATTATTTTTGATTCTTTAATAACGAAATAAGGCTCGTTATCAATTATTTGTTTCTTTATACGCATTTGCTCTAAAATTATTATTTCGATCTGCAAACGCTGTATTTCTTTTGCTAAATCAATGATTCCATCTACACTCTTACAAAAATTTAAAAACACGATATAACTTTTTAATAAAATCTTTTTTTCTTTTGTTTGTTGCAAAATTGTCATCTTTGTCCGTGTATTAACATATACGCATCACGCTGTTCTTGGTTTGTCCTTTTGTCAATTTTTGTAATTTGTTTAAAAAAATCAGAATTTACTTTTGATTTTGTGGGTTTTATTTCAAAATATTTCAATTCTAAATAAACACACATTTCGACAATCTTTTTAGCCGTTTCGTGGTTTGCACCAGTCCGCTGTCCTATCTGGGCATTTACACTGTTTGAACTGTTTGTAGTGTGCCAGTTTGATTTATTTAAAAATCCGCACTCAACATACACTTCTAAATTTTCGTTGTTTGATTTCGCTTGTTTTAAATAATCGAATAAATCAAAAAATGAAAGGTTTTTTAAAACTACATCTTTGCCGTTTTTGTACGCAACACCCGATTTAGTTACATCGGGGTCTATACCAACAAAAGTTTTATTTGTTTTCATTATTTTGTTTTTTAAATTCCTCGTCATAAATTTCCAAAATCTGCAAAACCTCTCCGAACCTGTGCATTTCAAAACTTGATATTTTTAATATAAGTTTTTGCAAAACATCAAATAATTCAGTTGATATTTCTTCGTTTTTAGAAAACAAAAAATCAAACTCTTTGCAACCGTTCTTTATCAAAATCGGTTTTAATTTATTTATTGCAAATTTCATATCTTGCTTATAAATTGGTGTAGCGACTAATTCGTTATTAAAATAACTTGCTACTTCGTTGGCTATAAACGACTGTGTTATTTTAGCTAAAAGTTGTTCTCGTTGCATACTATTTTGTTGTAATAAAATTTATATAATTCTAATATTTTCTGCCAAACCGAAATACTCGCTTTGTTTTTTTCGTTTGGATATTCTTTTTCTTCTAAATTTTTTTCTCCATTATTTTCAATTTCGATTTTATAAACATCCCTTATGTTCGTTGGTATTGGATAAATTTTGATGCCTTTTTTATTACAAAAACTCGCATATTTATAAAACTCATCCACTAAATAGCAATTTTATAAGCCGTACAGTTGCTATTTGCAATAAAGCATTTGCGAACTTTTGAAATTAAAACCCTTTTCTTTCTTACTAATTCTGCCATTCTGCGACTGGCTCGGTTTGGATCATCCCACCATCCAACCTCTCTGGCAATTTCTTTGTAGGTAAAATCCTTTTCAGGATATTTTTTTAAAGCTGAAACGATTAAATCGTGGTCAGTTGCTTTGTCTTTTTTTGCTAACGCTTCCAAACTTGTTGATTTCATTTTTTTTAAATTAATTGTGATAATATTTTTTCAAATTCTATATTAATTTCATCCATCAAATAATCTTGACCCATTGGAATTAAGACCTCTTCATACAAGCAAATTAATTGATTATTGAAATATTACTTTAATTTATATTTGATTTGCAATTTCAATAGATAATTCATTCAAATAGTCCCTACATTTTTTAATTTGTTCATAAAGCGTTTTTATCAAATTTTCGTCTTTTTCTATTTTAAATATTTTTACCCTTAATTTTTCAGGAACTTCTCTAAAATTTTTAAACCAATCAATATTTATAGATGGATTTTCATTGCAGTATTTTTCTAAATATTCTGTTGTATAAATAAGATTTGAAACAATTTCTACAACCAAATCAATAGAATTATCACGAATATTACCTTCATTATCCATTATGTTAAATTTCCAATCACATCTTCGTAACTCATCGTTTATTATTTTTTCGGGTGTGTCTACAAGACAATAAATCAATTCAGCATTTGTCAATCCTGTCAATTCCATATATCCGTTTAATTGACACACATAGTCTTGATTTTTAATTTCATTATCATAAAATGGGAAGGTTGTGTAATCCCAAGAACTTTTAATATCTCGTATGATTTTAGTTTTATTGTCGGGTTCGCCTTGAATAAAATCATTATATAACCTATCTTTATTTTTAAAGAATATTTGATTTGAAACTTTTGAATAAAGTGTCAAAGACTGCTCTTCAACTTGTATTCCTTTGTCTAAATATTTATTCTTTAAATCCGTCCGTCTTTTAAAAATAATTTCCTTATGAATTTCTTTTAAATAGTTTTTTGTCGTAACTGACAAATCATTTGTAGCATTTTTTTTAGATAATAAATCTCCTAAAAGCATTATTTGATTTTCTGTTATTTTATTAGTTTTTTGCTTTTCTAATAATCGTGCCAATTCAATACTTTGTTTTGGAGTTAATGCTGGTTTTACACCAGTCATTAACTTACCCAAACTCGAACAACGAAATAAATAATTATCGAATTTTAAACTTTCCATTTATTTTACTTTTTCAATTAATAATTCATTTTGCTTGTTTTCAAAATCAAAAAACAATCTTTCTACAACTTCGGTAGGAATACTATCTTTAAACTCATTAAAGTTTTCGATAGTTTTAACATTTTTTAAAAAACCTAAAACTCGGTCATCCTCGTCTTTATTTGGATTGACAATTTCAGCATTAATATAATTTTTGCTGTCCAAATCCGAAATATCTCCATCTGATATTTCACACCCTGTTATAGTATTGTAAAGCCAAGCACGAGCCTTTCTTGTGGCTTTGCCGATTATTGCGTCTGTACCCATAAAATTGTTTACTTTTATCGGAATATCAATTTTTGCAGTTTGTTTTTCTCCTCCATTTAATGACCAATTCATTGTCATTATAATAGCGGCGCTTTGGTCTTTAACTCGTGGCAAATCGGGTACTATATTGTACCATAAACCTTGAATTTTTGAAAGTAAATAACCAAACCCTTCTTTGGTTATATAACAATTTCCTGCTATAATATTAAATTGATTGCCAACTGGATTCACACCTGTTAAAACTGCTTCTATAAGACAATTTTTAACGACATCTTCAGAATATACTTTGTCGGATTTAAAGCCAAGTTTATTGCCTTGTAAATTCATTATTGGATGCATATATTCAACAGTCAATAATTCTTTTAACTTTCCTGTTGCTTCGGCAACTAAATATGCTTTTTCAAATCCTGCCATTGCTTGACTTCCTATTACAGACAATACTTGACTATCTAATTCTTTTACTACTGAAATTTCTTTTTTTTGCATTTTGATTAAAATTTATTGATTATTATTTATTATTCGAGGTCTTCAATTTTTCCGTAAGCATTATGCGTTTCAGTTGCTGTTGCTTTTATTATTTGTGCGTCTTTTACTTTTAAAGAATTGATATAGGCGTTTTCGAGTTCTATATCTTCCCAGTCTTTCGGTTCATAATGTTTAAATCTAAAAAGTATCATAAAAATTAGGGTTGCAAGTCCCAAAAGAATTGCTATCATTCCAATTGCTAATATTAAATTTGTGTTCATTTTATTTTGATTTTTGTTATTAAAATTATAGTTCCTTTTTTTGAATAATCTTTATTCAGTTCTGATATTGGTTTTGAAAAAGCCTCGCAATTAATTAATTCTTTTACCCTTTCTTTAAATTCTCGACTATAAACTCTCATATCAATTGTAAATTTTGAATTAAACAAATCGCTATATCATTAAATTTTTGCTTTTTCATTTGCATATAAGGTACTGAAATGTCTAATATGCAAGTAGCCACTGTTTCATTTAAGCTTTTAACAGTCATTGTTTGTCCTGTTATAGAATGTTTTACTTTATCTCCAATTTTCATAAATTTTAATTCTTCTGCTGTTACCATATCATTAAAATTTGTGCAATTATTTCGATAATTGCTAAAATTGAAATCACATAAATTGCTGTTTTCCAATAATTTGGATGTTTCTCTTCGGTTACATACATTGTTTTTATATTTTAAATTGTTGGTTGTTTCTCGAAAATTTCATCTTTTGAATATCCCTGCTCGATTAAAAATTCTACGACGCTGTATTGGGTTAATTTTCTGCTTTTTCTTTCCGCTAATTGCAAAACTGATAATTCTCTAATACCTAAAATTTCTGCAATTCCAAGACTTAAAACGCTTTTTGTTTTAATTTCATTTAATAAATGTTCTGATATTTTCTTCATATTTGTTTCAATATTTTATGTTAATAAAAATCTGCTCTTTTTACTCCGTAATAATTGTATAAATCCCCCATGTCTTCAAAACATTCTCTTTCCGTTTCTCTGTATGGTGTTGAATTCAATTTGTCCCACATTGCTTTTATCTGTGCATCATTCGGGATTAATTCAAACCAAACATTTTTTACTTTTTGGCAAAACTGCTCGATATGGTTTTTGCCTGTTTCATCTTGGTAAAAGTCAAGTGCTATATTTCGACTTTCATAACTGTAACCCCAAGATGTATCGCTCATATAGTCAAGTTTTGCGTTTTCTAAAATTTCGTTAAAATCGATTGGAGTTTCCATTTTTTTTAGTTATTAATTATAATTCTTCCCGACATAATTTTATTTTATTTCAGCATCAATTAATCCAAGTTCGTAATATTGAGGGGAAATTCCACCAACAAAATAACACATTTTAATTCCATCAATAATTTTAGAAAGATTTGATTTTTTACGACCATCAAAAGTAATTTCAATTGTTACTTTTTCAATTAAAGCTTCTTTTTCTGCTTTGATAATTCTTGAAATTTCTAATAATTCTTTATCTAAAGAATCTGTATTAATTCCTTTAAACATTTTTTGTCTTGCTCTTGCTCTTTCGTTTTTTCTTGCTTGACCTGATTTTGTTTGGTTGTTACAAAAATCCGAGTAAGATTCTCTTGCTAATAAATAATTTTTCAATTCTCTATTTTCTGTTCTTTCTAAAATTTCAAAGTTTGTAACTTCTACTGATTGATTTCCTTTGTTGAATTTTACTGTAGTTTTCATTTTAATATTTGCCGTTGTTATGAGTTGCCGTCCCTTTTTAAATTTGTTTATTATTTCATTTTGATATAGCAAATATAACATCAATTTAGATGCCACACAAATATTTTTAAACTTTTTTTTAATTTATTTTTATCAATGTTTATAAGGGTTCACAGCGTTTTTGAAAATTATTTTTAAAAAAGTGTAAAAAAAAGCTTCAATTTTCCGCTGAAAAAGTGCTTTTTGAAAATAAAAGTAAAAAAAAAGCACCCTGAAAGGTGCAATAAATTAATCAAAAAAATATTTTTATTTGCGTATAATACGCCATTTGTGTTTATTTCACCTATTTTGGCGTATAAAATTAATGTTATTTTATCAAAAGCATTTTTAAAATTAACGCTCCGAGTCCAGCGGTTGTAACTTTCCAAAAGTTCTTTTTAATTTTTTCATTTCTAATTGTTTTTTTATCGTTTAAAATAATAGTGTCTAATATTTTAATAGCCATAAGATTCTTTTCGTTGGCATTTTCTAAAAATGATTTTTGTCTTTCGGCTAATGCTATTGTTATACTATCATTTTTGATGGTTCTCTTATTATTATAAATAATACTGTCTTTGTCAGTTATTGTTTTATCACAAAGACTATCTTTTATAATTGAGTATTCATACATCTTCTGTAAACTATCATTGCACGGTTGTAACTCTTTTATATATATAGGTCTTGTTGTTCGTTTTTGTGCGTTTCTTAAAGCAATTAATGATTTTAAAGCCGTTTGTTCTAAAACTAAATTTTGTTGCTTTAAAGACACGCTTTGTCTTTTTAAACTATCTTCTTTTGATTTACTTTCATTGTATTGGTCGAGGTAATATTTTCCAAAATCCTTATTTGTTTTGGCTTGTTCAGTCAATTTTGCGTTTTCAATTTCTAAATTCGACTTTTCGCTACCGCAAGACTTCAACAATAGAATTAAAGTAATTATTACTAAAATTAAAACGAAATTTAATTTTAGCCAGTTTATGAATTTTGATATGTTTATTTGCATAGTTTTATTTTTAGTTATTTTATAGTGCCAAAATATAGCAGTTTGTATAATTCGGCACTTATTAAAAAAAAACTTTGTGCCACTTTAAAAGTGCTAATAATATCGGTTTGCAACCCGAAAATTAAAGCCGTTAGCCAAAGTTATTTTTTTTTAAATATCTTTATATTCGGTTGTCGCACTAAAACAAGGACAAATTTTAACCCATTCGTTCGGTGTAATTTTACCGTCTTTATTTAAGTCGGGAGACAAATCACGATGACCCAAAATAAAAGCATTCGGATATTTTGTTTTGTATTGTTTGGCTAAATGCAAAAGTGCTTTTTTCTGTTTTGCAGTTCTGGTATCAATACCATTTAAACCACCTTTATAACATATATGTATAGCTGTTTGGTTAAACCCTTTAACGCCATTTGTTGGCAAATGGTCGGGTTGCAATGTTTCAATAGTGCCATCTTCGTGAACGAGTTTATGATAGCCGACCGTTTTCCACCCCAGCACTTTTTTCCAGTAATCTAAAATGTTTTGTGTTTTTTGTTGCGGAGATCCTGCCGTGCAATGAAACACTATAAATTTAATTTTTCTCATTTTTTTTTTTTATTTAAGAATGCCACCATTTTAAAAACTTGTTCACATAAAATCCAAGTGCGGCTCCTAAAATTGAGAAAACAATTACTTTCGTAATTTCTAAAGCACCTCCATTAGCAAAATAAGTACAAATAGCACTTAAAAATCCCGAACCTACGGTTACTGCGTTATTTTGTTGTGTTGCACTCATTTTTTTTCTTTAACTAAAATTCTGCCTTTCGAGTTTGTACCTATTTGTTTTAAAATATAACCCAACCCTGCAAGGATTGAATTGTTTAATACCATTTGCCAATCTACAACGGGCGGAACTGATATGTAATTTTGATATAAAGTGCTTAATATTGCAGTTAATACCACAACCAACAGCCCTTTCAAAAAGTCGTTTAAGTTTAAATTAAATAATTTTGAGTTTTTCATTTTATTAGTTTACGGGTTCTATTAATAATTCTCCATTATTAGTAATTGATAATTTAAATTTTGTATTGTTTGGAGAGGTTAAAATAACTCCATTAGATTGACTTATTCTTAAATTACCATTAATATATTGTATTGGTGTGGCAGTAATATTTGTTGTTGTTTTGGATAATAAAACAGGTGTTCGCACCACTTCGCCTGTTGGTGTTACTCCGATAGGCACTGAATTAGTAACTATTGACGAGGTGGTCTTTAAATTCTCAAAAGAAAGTCCCGAACCATTGATACTGCCTATAAATAAAGTATTTGTTGGGTTATTGGTTGCTGTCGTTAGTCCAATGCCTATTCTGCCTGTTGGTTTCATTACAAGGCTTGTATTGTTATTAGCATATATATAAAAATCGTGGTTCGATTCTGTTCCTGTATAACCATAACCTCCTGCCTTATAACTTCCAATAGTTGTTTTAACATCTCCGTTTAAGGTTGCTACATCTGTGTAGTCGCTTGCTGTAATATTTGTGTTTTCAACAGTAATTCCAACCTCTCCTGTTTTTGATTTTTTTATATGTAAATCATTTTGAGGAGTGGGTGTTCCTATACCTAACCTAAAATTTGTGTTGTCCCAAAATAAGTTAGTATTGTTTTGTGATAATAGACCACTTGCTCCAATAAAAGGAATTGAGCCAGTTGTAAAACTTGTAAATTTTGGAGCAACTGAAAAAGTATGTTGCCCAGTCCAAGTTGGCACTATTGCCTGACTTAATTGTGGGGTTGCATCGCTACGCATAAAAGTTGTAGCCGTTCCGTTGTTGGCTGTTAGCCCTACGGTTGCGGTTGGGTTTGCTCCTATTGTTGTGCTTAATGTACTCCAAGCCGTGCCAGTCCAAAACTGAAACTTTTCTAAATTAATATCATAAACAATATATCCTTTATCGTTAATAGTCATTGTCATTGCTGAAATTTGTGCCGTTGTTTTAGGGTTTAATTTCGCATTGATTATTGATAGTCTTTGATAATCTTGACTTTGATATATTTTTCCTTGCGAAAAAACGATATTTGAAAATATCAAAATTGTTATAATAATTATTTTTTTCATTGTTTTTTGTTTTTGTGAGTAGCCCACTATTGCTGTGGGCTAATACCTTTGTATTGCTACTCTTTTTTTGTGGACTTGCACCACCCTGTTTTTTATACTAAAACCGTTATGCCTTTTGCAATTAAGATAGTTTCGAGGTTTGTACCCAAAATTGAATCAGTGTTGTTTTGAAAACTGAAAATTCCACCACCACTGTTTAATGAATTTGCGTAGGTTTCCATAGTAGCATATCCCGCTGTTGTTATTAGGTTATCATCTAACAATAATTGAGTAACATTAGGCACACCGCTGAATGCTGGATTAACTATTTGATTGCTAAATAATTCTAATTCAGTAACATTAGGCACACCGCTGAATGCTGGACTTACTATTTGATTTCTATCTAACAATAATTGAGTAACATTAGGCACACCGCTGAATGCTGGATTAACTATTTGATTATTACCTAAATGTAAAAAAGTAACATTAGGCACACCGCTGAATGCTGGATTAACTATTTGATTGTTTCTTAAAACTAAATCAGTAACATTAGGACAATTTCCAAACTTTAACCCACCAATAATGTTTCTAGAAGCCATAGAAATTGAAGTTGTATCACTTGTTACATTAGCGGTTATTTCGTTTCCGTTCAAAACAAAATCTGCAATAGTCAAATTGGTATAACCTGCATCAATCAAAAACTGCTCAAAACTCGCTAAATCAGTTACTCCATTCGCTCCCCAATCTGCAATTATTCTAAAATTGGGCGGTGCTATACCGCCTACAACTTTTTTACTGGCATCATTGCCGTCAATCTCACATCGGCATCTACATTGGCAGTTACTCCAAATTCTGTATTACTAATTTGTCTAATAGCCCAGCCATCTACACTTAATTGACTGTTATTTGATGGGTCTCGTGCTACAATTATCATTGAATAATTGTTTACCGTTTCTACATCTACACCATCTAAAATATTTGGATTTCTCGATAACAAATCTGTTGCTCCTGCTCCTTCAACCCAGTTAATATCTACTACCGTTTCTGCTCCTGAAACTAACGATATTACATTGGTTACTAAATTTAATTGATATTCGCCATCTGACAAAGTTTGCACCCCTCCGTATTGATCAACAATCCATTTCGCACCACTATCAGGGTTTACATAAATTGTAGAAGTTCGCAAAGGGGTAAGTGCTAAAACATCTGCTTCGGTTACCAAAGTGTTGTCTTCAATAGTGCCTAACTTGTTTGCAGTAATTTCTACATATCCTGTAACCGCACCAGTTACATCTCTTTCAACTTGAAACAAATGCACATTACCACTTAATGTAGTGCTAATCAATTTTGTGTTTGGTGTAACTGTTGGTGCAACTCCTGTAATCAATACATCGTTATCCCAAGTATCTACTGGCGGTGCAGTTGTATTTAAAATTACTTCCTCGTCTTTGTCCGAAGCATACCATCCACCATTTGCAGTCGTTACCAAAGGATTTGCTAATAATGGTAATCCTTTCCAAGTTACCTCTTGCCCTGTATTTTCCAACATTGCTTTTTGAAAGGTTTTGCCCCCATCTGCATTTACTGCTGGAATGTCTGTTGGTAATGCTGCAATATTTGCATACGATGGTAAGTTCCACCCGTATAATACTGAAACTTTCCCAGCATTTTTTAAATTTGCGAAAACATTTGTTGTTGCCATTTTTTTTGTTTTTATTAATTAATTATTGTATTCCTGTTATTCTAACGAAATTTGTATTTGGAAATACTGAATTTGTACTTATAACCAAGTCGCCATTTGGTAAAATGTTATAATTTGTAAACGCATTAAAAGTCTGCCCTTCACCAATCTCAATACTTTGGATTAAACTAAAACCATGTTCGGCTTTTGTTTTCAAATAATCAAATGCTCCACTTACCGCAAAAGTCGTTATTGAAAAATCTGCTACCTTGTGTGTTCCTGCGGTATAAGGCAACAACAAAGTTACATCTCCTGCATAAGCCGTACCGTCCTGTAAAGTATAAGTTATTGTTCCATCTGACATTGTATTCTGCCATACCAGAACTCCATTTTCGTTTATCATTGGGATTTTTGTGGCGATGGTGGGGGTGGAGGTGGTTGCTGTGCTATTTGAATATAAAACTTTGTTTAATTCTGTAATAAACAAGTCGTTATTTGAAAAAACAACTCCATCAATCGTTACATCGGCTATATTTGTTAAATACAACCTCGCTTTTGTGTCTATATTTAAGATTTGAAACATATCAGCACCTACTTTTAAAGCAAAATATTGCCTTGGATAGGTCGTTTCAATATTTCCACCACCTTGTTTTGGTGTTTCTACAACGAAAAAATCCCCCGAAGTTTTATAATTTATCATTTTTTACTAATTATTTTTGATGAAAATCCTGTTTTTGTTATTATTTTACCTCCGCATTTTGTTGTATTACAGCCACATTGCTCACTGCAATCAATATTTATATCATTTACAAACTCTTCCTTATTTAAACAGATAAAAGAAAGTGTTTTTTTATATGCAGATAAGCCCATATCCTTATACTTATTTGCGAAATATTGCAATTCTGATATTGGTGTTGGCAAACTATAATCGTTTGTTTTTTGTTTAAAACCTGTTGCCGTATCATTATATCCATTTAACATTATATAACGGCTATAAGCATAATAAACCCACACTCTTTTTAATCCAAAATGCTTTTTTTTGTTTCCGCAAGTGCTTTCAAATTCAGAACCGTTCCACAAATCAAACCAGAAACCCGAAGTAGCTGTATAATTCTGTAATGCTTCTAAAATTATATCCTCACAAAACAATTCTGTTAAATCAAAATCTTTGCTTTCGTTAATAGCAATACACAACTTTTGATTATCACAATGCTGTGCCAACTGTCCGATACAATTAAAATCTATGGCTGTTATCATAATGCAGTTGAGGGTGTTTCTTGTACCACTTCTATTTCGCCTAACATTCTCCTCGCAACATCTTCAGTAATGCCGTAAATTTCTTTAATTATCTCGACTGCACTTTGCAACTCAGTTGTTCCAGTTGCTACCGACTGTTGTAATGTTATTAATGCTGTTATACCACCTACACTTCCTTTTAATTCGGCTTGACTTTTTAACCTTATTTCATTAGAGTTATCAATATTGTCAATAGTGTACAAAGGTCTAAATGTTACATTTGTAAACCCTAAATCCCAAAGGCAGTTAATAATTGACTTGCGTTCGTATTCGTTTTGCTCCCAATAAAACCTTTTCATTTCGTTATATTTGTCCGAACTTTGTCCAAACAATCCGCCCGTACTATAAATTAACTCCTCAGGAATATTATTAAATGCACCGCTAATATTTTTGCGTAAATCTTTTTTTGTAGATTCAAATAACTTATCATCAAATTGTGGTTTTAATTGAATAAATTTCAAATCTTCAATATTTGCATTTGCATCAAAAGAAAAAGAAGCAAAATCAGAGGAACTTTCCGAACCTAAAAAACCTTTTAAAGTTTCGTTTAATTCATTTTGCATTGGCTCATCCAATCCTTTTGAAATACAAATAGTTTTACCTAAAAATCCGTTTCGGGTTTGGCTATTAGTGTATCGTGAAATATGAGCCTCACTATTCATATCATTGAAAACGCTATCCCACAAAGGCAAAGCATAATGATATTCAGGGGTTAAATTCAAATAATAGACTTGACCGCGATATTTTTTTAAAGCCAAAACTAAATCTTCAGGACTTTCTACTTTGCCACCAAAATCTTTTTCAATTTGTGCTCTTACAACTTCTAAATTATCATTGAATGGATAGTACCATTTTTCTGATTTGTCTTTGTCTTGTCCAAAAAATTGTTTTTTTTCGTTCCAGTCTTTTAAAATAAGTTTTCCAAATTTGCCATCACTATCATTAACTTGTTTTCTAAATGAAATTCCAGAAAATACTTTGTAACTTTTTTTTATTAGAGTTCCATCTTTTCCAATACCATACCCAACCCAAATATAACTTTCGTAACATTGACTGATTCCTCTTGAAATTTGATTAGACAAATCATTTAATGTAAATCTTTTGTCAATATCAATATCTTCTACAACGCCATTTCCAACTATAAATTTAGCCATTAAATTAGAACATCTTTTGGCGGTTGGACTTTCGTTAATAAGATTTACAATAGTGTTTGGATACAAGTTGTCTTCACCATTCAAATAGATTTTATCTTTTAAATGCTTTGCGGACGGATTTACTTTTTCGTAAACCTCGATTAATTTTGCTCGTACCCACCCAACTTTTGACATTTGTTATTTTGATTTTTCAGTTTCAGTTTCTGATTTTTCAGTTTCTGACTTTTCAATAAATTCTAAAATTTCTTTTTTGCTTTTTGCTTCCGAAAATTCAGGATATAATTCTTTTAAATCTTTAAAACTCAATTTTTCAGTTTCTGTTTTTTCAGTTTCTGGCAAAACATAAAATTCTTTTTTTCTTAATTCCAACTCTTCATCAGTGCCGTATTTTAAATATTCATTTACAATTTCTTCTGTAAGTACCGAACCTCTACAATATTGTTTTGTGCCGTTTTTTACATAAGAAAATATTTTATGAATGTCTTTTACTTTAAATGTTTTTTCTACTGATCCCATTTTTTCAATTTGTTTTAAATTATTACTATTTTTAAATTTTTCCCACTCGTGCATATTTCCGCAACAAGGTGGCTGAGGTGCGTATCCAAATTCTGATTTAAAAATTTCTATATAAGACAATAGTAGTGAATGATTTGCTCTAACACTACTACTGCCTTTTAATATTAATTCTTGTTTTGTCAAAATTTAGTTTGCAAAATTCATTTCAAAACTTGCTATTGGGTCTGCTGAAGTAAATACCAATGGTGGTAAACTTTCAGTAGCATTTTCTTTTGATGTTAAAGTAACAACCGAACCACCAGAACCACCAACTATATCATAAGTATAATCGCCAGTAATCAATCCGTTAGAAATACCAAATATTATCACTTCGTTAGTTCCTTTTACTTTTAAAGCAATTAAAAAGTTGCCCTTATCTAATGTTCTCAAATACGCTAATGTAGTTTCGCTTAATCCAATAGATGCAAAATTTACAATGTGAGTATATTGTGAAAAACCATAATCCGAATTTGCTTTTGAGAAAGTCCCGAAAATAGAACCTCCAGAACTTGGCAACTCCACAGCATAACCTGTTTTACCAGTTTTTAACGAAAAGGTTACATTGTGAACCGATTGCGTGTTTACGGTTTTAACTACCGTTGTTTTGTCAATTTCATCAGAATTGATAATTACCATTTTTTGCTCAAATTGCTTTGAAACTTCTGTAATACAAGCGAAGTCTTGCCCCGCTGTAATTAATCCGCATATTGCCATTATTTCTTAAATTTAATAGTTAAACTGCAATTATAAAATCATTCAAAGGAACGCCTGCTCCTAAATATGCTTTTGCTTCCATAAATATTTTATTTTCATCTTCTGAATACCACATTCTAAATGAATCTAAATGTTTTTCGTCTGGTGTGCCAACCAACATATTTTCTCGATATGACATTATAATAATGTTTGGGTTTACTCTTGCATTATTACCACCACCACCATTCAAGGCTGTATTTCCATTAATCAATTCGTCTAATTCTCTTTTTACAACAATAGGCATCCCTCTAAATGCTAAATTGTCAATAGAAAAAGAACGAGTTGCTATTGAATCAGCATTTAATCTTTCAATACCATCGCAACAATCTTTGTCTTTTAATCCGTTCAAATAGTTTACAAGTTTTCTTGCAACTAATTCGGTCATTGTAATTTCGATTGCTCCAACATTCCAGTATTGCCCTAATCTTTTTTCATCCATTGCAACAAGGTAGTTATAAACATCAAGCCCTGTATAATTTTGTTGTGCTGTATAATTAGCGCCTGCATTTTGTGTAAAAGTTACAACTTGGGATGGGATTGCTTTCATTTGAGTTACAAAACCATTTACATTTGCTAAATAAGGAGAAACACTTGATTTATCCCCCAAATAAGCAACTCTATATTTTGCTAAATTATAATTCATTAAGAATTTATCTCTCAAATAATTTGCGACAATGCTGTTTACATCTTCTTCGTTAAAAATCTTTTTATTAATACCCCACCAAGCCATAAAATCCACTGAAAAATTTGCCAAACAAATTGGAACTCTACAACCTATCATACCAAGTTCCCATTGGTATGAAGTCGCTTTAATCTCTACATCACACTCTGGCGTGTCGCAGGTATTGTCATCCATAAAAGCAAATGAGTTCGGATTTGCTCTGTTATTTAATACTGGTAAAAGTTTGCCATTGTGAGCACCCTCAAATAAGAAGTGTGTTGTATCACTGTTAAAATCATTTATACGAGGACTACCAGCCACGATAGCATTTTGAAAACTATTGTCTTTTGCTGATTTTAAATCATTAACAACATCTAATACATTGTTAATTACATCTGTTACTATTATTGCCATTTTTTTTTATTTAAAATTATAAGTTATTACTTCTTTTTTGTTTGTCGGTTTTGCAATTTCTGGAATTACATTTGCAGGAGCTTCAATTTTTAAATTGAAAACTTCATTTTTAAAAGCGATATGTTTTTCAATTTCGCTTTTTTGATTTTGAACTGAATTTTTTAAACTTTCAATTTCAGCTTTCAGATTTTCGTTTTCAGCTTTCAATGCTTCTACATTATCTGTTGCGTCTTCTTTTGGTTTAATTTCAGATAAAGCACCATCGACAAAAACATAAGTTTCGCCACTTGGCATTACATATTCGCCAACTGCTGGCTGGTCAGATATTTTTGCTTTTGAACCTACAACTGGCTCTTCGCCATCTGCTAATTCGTAAAAGTCTATTTCTACATTATCGGCAGAATAAACCATTTTGTTTTGTGTATGAAACATTTTATTATAAATTTGTTTCAATTGCTCTTTAAAATCCATATTGTTATTGTTTTTGTAATTAATACTATTTAAAATTTTTTGATTTTCAATTTCGGTATAAAATCCGTACTCTAAAACTCTTGATGGGTCTAAAAAGTCATTAGCATTCATTAAGGCTTTTGCTGTTTCAAAGTCAATGTTAGTGCGTTCTACATAAATAGATGTTATCTTATCATTTGTTTTTTGCAAATCTTCGTAAACCTTTTTCATTTCATTTGCATCTCCAACAGCCATTGTCCAAGCGTTATGCACAAAAGGATTATTGTATTGGTTACCTATTCTTTTGTCTCCTGCTAATAAAATAACAGTTCCGATAGAAGCACAATAACCCGTTACTCTTGTTGTAAGCGAAATTTTGTTTTCATTTTTGAAGCGTAAAAGTTGGTTGTACATTGCAAAACCAGTTTCTGTATCTCCGCCGTATGTGTTTATATCAGCAATTAATTCATCGCCCTCACTAACTACCAACGCTTTTAAATCGGCAGTTAAATTAGCGATTGAGTATTCATTCTCGCCCCAAAAAGTAAAAGGGACTATATCGCCAGAAATAAAAATATTATGTACTTTCATACATACAATATTATAACTATATTTGTTTGACGATTTTTATATTAAACCCTTTGTAATATGGCTATTTTATTGATATTTATAGTAGTTTGGCTAATCTGTTATAGCCTAAAAATGAACTATTTTGAGAATAAATATATTGTCAAACATAAAAAGATGATTAAAGAAATATCTGATTATGAAAAATATGTGCGGTATTGTGAAAAAATAAATGACATTCCACTATGTAAAGAGGAATTTGAGAACCATTTGAATAATAAAAGAAAAAAATATAATGAACTTATTGAAAATTATTAAACAAAAAACCTGCTATTTTGTAGTAGGTTTTTTGTTTAATAATATTTTTTTAAATTTTATTTACATTCTAATCGGTGTTCGATAAGTTGTAATACGGAATTAACACCTTGCGTTCCATTTTGTTGAAAAGTAAAAACTACTTTTCCATTTTGTGTACAATCTTTTATGGTTGTACTTTCTTTTACGGGTCCGTAAGGTTGCCAACCAGTATCAGATATTGTGTTGCCATTTGGATTGGCAATTATTATTTTTTGTAAAAATAATTTGTCGCAACCACAATCTTTTACAACTGGTGCTGGGTCATCTTTTGAACAACTTAATAAAGTTGTAACCGTTAAAATAAATATTAGTTTTTTCATTTTTTTTAGTTTTTAGTTATACGCAAATATAAAAATTAATTTAATATATCAAATATTTCTCTCCATTAATTTTACATTTTTCATAACTGATTGAATAGATAATTTAGATTTTTCAGCAGTCATTGAATATCTAACCATTTTTTCGGTTACATTTTCGTATCCTAAATAAATTTGATAAACCGAATAAGCATCGGTTATTGTATCAAGATTAGTTACGCCTATTTTTCGTAATCTAAATAATAATTCAGATTGTTGCTTTACAATTTCCACTACTTTTGCCATTTGCTACATAATTTTATTGATTGTCTATTTTTATAACTTAAAACGCAACCGCATTCGGCACACATTTTATTTGATAATTCAGGAATATCTTTGTCTTCTACTTTTAAAATTTCGTTTGGCTCTTCTGCAAAAAACTCACAATCCTTGCAACTTTGTAAATATCTTTGTTTTGCCAAATCAATAGCCATTTTATTTTTGGCTACAAAATTCAGCATCCCAAAAAAAACTGGTTTCAATTCAGGGTTTTCACCCAAACGGTCTTTTATGTTTTTTAATTCATTTAGCATTTTTAAAATTTAGATTTATTTATAATTTCAATACTATCATTATACTTTCCTATTCCTTTCGTACTTCCACTTTCCGTTCCTGCCATTGCACCAATCATAACTTTTTCCCCAATAATATTAGCCATTAATTCTGCATCAATAGTATTATTAGTTATTTGATTTTGCACGCTTGTTAATCCTGAAACTGCCCCATTAAAATTATTTGAAGTTGGTCGCAATCCCTCTACTGCATCCACACCACCAAGTCTTCTAATATCCTCTTGACTAAAAACAATTTCGCCAGCGTGAACAAGTCCTGCAACATCGTTTTTACCACCTGCACCTGTAAATCCACCATCTGAAAAGCCTGATATTTTAGCAACAGATTGTAAACCACTTGCAATAATTGTACCCGCTGAAATTATATTCAAAGGATATGGTAATTTCTTGTCTGCGAGGGCATTTGTCGCACCTAAATAAGTATTAATTCCTGCCTGTGCAACTCCTGCTATTTTAGCTGCGGCTGTTTCTTTTCCAAATAACGCACCGATATCTCCAAAAAGTCTCGAATACGCTTGTAGTTTTGTTTTTAGAGCCTCTTCGTCTATTGCTTTTTTCTTTGCATTATTGGTTGTTTCAATATTATTTAAAGCATCTAATTTATTTTGAAGTCTTAATTTTTCGTTTTCATCTTTTGAAAGATTAATCTCATTTTGTAATTCCTCTTGAATTAAATCAATTTCTTGCTGTAATGTTAATTGCTCTGCGTCTTTTTCAATTTTAGCATTAAATTTAGCATCCATTCCTTCCAAAAGTCTCTCTACTTCTATCTGGTTTTGATTTTCTAATTGGAAATTTTTAATTTCGGCTTCACTTGCTCCTTGCGTTTCTAATTGTAAAAGTTGCGTTTGATATTCTATTGCCTTGCGAACTTTTTCGGCTTCTATCCTTTCGTTAGAATATCTTTTGTCAATTTCAGTTGTTGCCTTTTGTCTTTCAGTATCGTTTTTGATTAAATCGTTATTGTATTTTTGTTGCAGTTCCGATTGTTGTAATAACAAAGTTTCGAGTTCGTTTTTTTCGGTTTGGGTTAAAGATTTTTTATTTTCTAATGTTTTTATAGAAGCTGTTAATCTTCCATTTTGCAAATCGAATTCTGATTTTAAAACTTCATCTTTTTTATCCTGTATATTGATTAATCTTTTTTTCTCCTCGTCTGCAAGTGCTTTGGTTAAATATTTTTCGTTTTCTAATATTGATTTGTTTTTATCAATGTAAATACCGAGTTCGAGTTGTGCTTTTTTAATTTTTTCATCATTCAATTTATTTAATGAATCGAGTTCTTTTTTTTGTGCGTCCTCTAATTCCTTTTGTGCTTTTTCCTGTTTTTTCTTTGCTTCGTCATTTAATTTTTTAGCGTTTGGGTCTTCTCCCTTATTTACAACTTTTTCATTTTGTTTTTTTTCTAAATCTGCTTCAAACTTTGCTTGTGCCAGTAATTTGTCCTGTGTTGATTTTAAACTTTTATCTACATCATTATTTGATTTTGCAATAACACCCGAAACTTGACTTGAAATGTTACTTGCAGTTTTTTTAATATCGCTACCTATATTACTAAATGATTGTTTAAAATTTTTAAAACTTTCTTTTGCACCATCAAAATCGCCACTTAATGCTTTTGTTATAACTGACCCGCCTATTAAAAAAGTGTCTATTAAATTTGAGAAAGTTCTCTTTATTGCTTCAAAAGATTGCTTAAAAATATTAGGTAAAATATCTCCTATTGCATTAAAAGCGGCTTTTATTTTTATTTCTCCTGTTTGCAAAAATGTAAAAAACTCTCTAACATTAGTCAAAGTTTCATAAAAACCAATTTGTATTTTTTTCCAAGCATTTGAAAATTCTTGTTGTAAAGCAATAACAGCATCGGACTTTAATGCTTTGTCTTTTGAAATCGTAAGTCTATCATTTTCTTTTGAAACTTCTAAAATTGACTTTTGTAAATCTGTTAATGGTTTTTGATTTTTGTTTATTGCAATGTTAACGGCTTCAAAAACTTTCGCTATACCTCCAACATCCTCACCCGCACCTCTTGCTATGTCGGCTGTTAATGTAGCCAACTGCACCTGACTTAAATTACTTTTTTCAGCCTCTGCACTTATTTCCGCTAAAGCTTCTTTTGTAGTTGTTGCTCCACTATTAACTCTTGATAAAACATCATTTGTGAAAGTTGCACCAAAAGCCCCAATCAATGCTTCTTTTGTTGCTTTTGTTTGCTCTCTCAAAGATAAATCAATTTCTTTTATAGCATCTGGCAGTTTATCATTATAAACTCCTAAATCAACACCAGTTGATAAAATTTTATTAAATTCCTGTGCGGAATATCCAGCATTAGCAAAGAAAACACCATATTCTTTTATACTATCGGCAAAATCTCCGTTTAGATTTGCACCCCTTATCGTACTATCTGTTATTAAATCAAAAGCCTCGTTATATGTAATTCCAAAATCAGTAACTAATTCTTTTGCCGTTTGCAAATTATCTTTTAGATCTCCCCCAAAACTTTTTGTAAAAGCGGTCGCCCTATTTCTAATTTCGTCTGCACTTTTACCTGTAACTCCAGTTAATTGTTCGGTTAATAAAATATTTTCTTTGATTTCGTTGTTATAATCAAAGTACTTTTTAATACCTACACCTAACAAGGCAATAACTCCAATTATAGGATTAGCAACAAACACTTTAAACAATCCAGAAACACTTTCTTTAATACCATCAAATGCACCTTTAATGTCGCCACTTTTTAAAGCGTCGAATGAACCAGCAAAACCCTCTACTGCACTTTTATAGTTTCCTATATTGCTTGTTAGGTTTCCTCCTGCACCATCAATTCCTCTTAATTCGGTTGCTAATTCATTTGCTTTTTTACTTGCTTTGTCGTATGTTGCTGAAAGCTCTTTAAATTCTTGGCTATTCTCCTGTCCGTTATTTTTCATTTGCAACAAAACCGCACCAACTTCTCGCTGTTCTTTTTGCAATAAAGAAAGTTCGGCTCGTTGTCGAGAGTATATATCAAGGCTTTCATTTGATGCACGATTTTGAGCGTCTAAAATAGTTTGGTAGCCCCTTGACTCATTTGATAATTTATTTATTTCTAAATTGTTTTTTTGAAGTTGCGTTTGGTAGGTTTCATTTATTTTATTTTGTTCTAATAAACTTGCGTTTAGATTTTCTTCTGCAAATTGTAGTTCGGCAACTTTTACTTTATACGCATTACTTCCATTTGCTAATCCTTGCAATTCTTTTTTTAAACTATCATATTGCTTTTGGTTTTCGGCAACGGATTTGTTAGTAGCCGAGTATTCTTTTGCTAAATCTTTATTAGCGTTTTTTAATTTTTCTATCTCTGTTTTCAATTTTACCAATCCAGCAAATGCTTTGTCAGTATCAATATTGAAAGTTGCTATATCTATATTCATATAATTGTAATTGTTAATTCGTTTGATTCCACTTCTTGACTGCTAAAAATTTTATGTGTATAAACTCCTTCGGTGTTATAACTTATTATTTCTGACTGGTTTAATCCATCAATCATTTTATCCTGCCAAACAGTTATTTTTTCATTTATTCCAGCTGTTATTGATTGTCGGTTAAAGCCAAAATGAATAAATGGCTTTTGATTAATTGCTTCGAGTATCATACTATATAAATATTAGAAATTGGTATATTTGAATTTATATCTAAAAACCTAATTGTTTGACCTGGCAAAATAGCAAAACCAGTTAATGGGTTGCTATAAAATGCGGATATTCCAACTCCATTTATTTCCACAATAATCATACTTTCTGTATATGGTATTATTTCAGTAAATTCTATTCCTGTTAATGTATTATAATTCGTTATGTACAAATTTAATCCAAACAAAGAACTTTCACTATATTTTATTCTATAAAATTCTGCGGTACTTTCTTTGCCTTTTTCAAAAGAAACTTTATTTAAAAAATAATAATTTTGCTCCTGTTCAAAATAATAAATTTTGTCAAAATCTAAATTGATAAAGTCAATTGTTGTTAAAGCAATTTTTATTTTGTGAAATCTAAAATCGTTTAATAATAATTGAATGTTATTATAATATTTTGGCACAAAATCTTTATATGCTGTTGTTAAAAACCTTGCAACTGGCAAAGTGTTTACTGTTTGTGTACTACCTAAAACTTCTGATTTTAAAATTGCATTTTGTGTTATAGTTTCAGTTCGTAAAAAATAAAATCTTTTGCTTAATACTTTATATTTAATTTGTTGCGTTCCGTTATTTTCTGTAATTTCTTTTTCCCACAAAGGCGTTGCATAAATATTTTCGTTTGTTGTAGTATTTATTTTAAAAGTGCTCAATTCTTTTTCTGCTGAAAATATTTTTGATTTTAAAATTTCTTTTTCAGGTTCGAGGTTTTTATTTGAAATTGAAAATTTGCCATCTGCGTGGTCTAATCTTTCATCTCGGTACTCTTGACGGAATGTATTAATTTGTCCGTATGATTTTGCGGTATATGTTTCGTTGGTGCGTTCTATATATTTGTCCGACCAATCAATAACTTGGCTTTGCAACCTTTCATCAAAAGTTTTAAAAATATATTCATTGTCTTTATTGACAAAAATTGTCAAAGCGAACCGATTAAGTATTTCTTTGAAAAAATCTGTAATTTTTAGTTGTTTTAATTCTTCGGAGAATGATATTAAAGTGTTGTATTTTGATATTTTAAAAAAACCATCTGCATAATTAAACGAGCCAAAAGCCAAACTCCATGTTAATGATATTTGGTCTCCTTGCGCTAAACTAATAATAACATTATTTAATGGACTTAAATAAGAATAATATAATGGATTACCATTTACTGTTAAATAAATACCTTCTGTTTGAGTTGAAAGGTTAGGAAGGTCATAATTAATAAGCCCGTCAAAATTTATATTATAAATACCATTACTTGGTACTATATAAGATTCGTTGTTTAAATTTGAACCATTTATAACGCTTATACTATTAAAAACATTTCCGTCCCATTGTAAAAATTCAGCATATAACACTGGTGTTAAATTTGTGTCCACTCCCTTTGGATAAGTGAGCCACAACTCGCTAAAATCAAAAGTATTAAAAACATTTCCTATTTGCGTAAAGCCAAAAGTTGAAAATATCTTATTCCATAAATACGATACCCGAACACTCGGCACTAAATAATCAATATTTATTTCTCCTGTTGGCAAGTGTGTTTTTCCACCATAATCATTTATGATATATCTATAATATGGGTTTGTGAAACTTGCAACAACTGAGCCTATATCTTTTGTATGATTGATTTCTGACAAGTCTACATCATCGCCAAAGGTTTTGTTTTCAATAGCCTTAAACAAATCAATCAATCCGTTATACAAATTAATCTTAAATTCATTAGAGGTTTCTTTTACATTCAGCCACCCTTTGTTTATCAATACCATACCATCGTCTATCAATGTAGCCTCAACTTTTGAATAAGGAACAATTGAAGTGTCATTTTTCAATCCCAACCCCTGCAATAAATTTACATTATTTGCTGATTTTGGTAAACTTAAACTATCGGTATAATCGGTTTCACGGCTCGAAAGGTCAGCAATATCATTACCAACTTTTGTGTATTTGATTGCATCGTTTGGAACTTCGAGCGAACCGTTATTTAAAATAATTTCTAACATAGCAAACTTGGATTAATTTCATTCTGCAATTCAAAATTTATTTTATAATCAAAAACTTTATCAATAACATTTTCAATATGTGTTTCTGATTTTAGTTTTAATTTTATACCATCGGTTTCGTTATAAATTTCAGTAGAAAACAATAGATGCTTTATAATTTCATTGTATCGTTCTGGAACTTTACCTCGCAATTCAATTTCTGTTTTAACAGTAACGCCCAAGTCTTGAAAGGTATTTTGTCTTTCAATCATATCTAATGCACGGGTTGTGTTTTTAATTTCGTAAGCATCAAAATACCAATATGAATAAGTGCCGTATTGATTTAAGAATTTAATGTATTTGCCATTGCAGGGAACTTCTAATTGTTCAGATGCACTTGGATTAACACTTGTAAAATCAAAAATTCCATTATTAATTTTATATATATCATATAAAAAATTCCAGTTAGGAACTTTTTTTGTTATTAATAAGTTTATTTTATCATTATTATTCAAATAATTAAATTTTAGATTTCCATTTGGATAAACTCCGCTTTGGTTTCCACCACGAATAAAAAACTTTGTAATATTTTGTGTTACAAAAACATTAGTAAGGCTTTTTGTTTTAAATTCTATAACAACTTCGTTTAAGTTTGTGGCTACATCTAAATTAGGATTGTTGAAAGTAGATTTTATAAGTGGGTTTAAATCAAAAACACACTGCCCATTGATAGGATAAAACCGCAAAACTTGAATTTTTGAAGTGAAATTGTTTGTTGCTTTAACCTCTAAATATTTTATAGGATTTGCAAAAGCATTAACCGTTACAAAATTTTTATTATTGATTAAATAATAGTTATTTGAAAGTCCTGTTATTGTCATATCGTTTGTAATTGTCTTTGTATTTGTAATTTAAAATCCGCAGTTATGTATTTACCTAACTCCTGCTGAATGTAATCTTTGACTTCTTGTGTTTCTAAAACTTCCAACAAATCCGAACCTCCTTTTTGACGCCAAGTCGTACCTTTTTTTTCTATTGATTTTGCAACTGCCCACGCTGTTTGTTTTGCTTCGTTGCCACTATATCCGAATTTTGCTTTTACCCAATTTTCAATAGCGTTGATTGGAGGCAAACTACCACCAGCACGACCATAAACTAACTGCTCTGTATATTTCTCTCCTCTAATAACATTACCATCGACTTCTAATGATTCAATCCATTTGCCCGATGCTTTCATTCCCAACGCTTCGTGTTTTGGAATTAAAAATCGTTTTATTACTTCGGTTAAAATTCTTTCGACTTCGGCTTTTGGTATCATTCTATTTTAATTTCGGCACGAACTTTTAAACCTTGATATGTTTCGTCTAAATAATTTTGTACCAAAGTTGCATTATAATTAATATAACCTTTGAACCCATCTATATTTTCACAAACATTTTCGCCAGTCCCAAAACAATTTAATAACGGCTTAAATATCGTTTCCCATTTACTTTCTGTTATAGGATAACCTGTTATTTCGTTATAATTATTTGTTCCCATTGGCTTTTTAACTAAAAAATACATTTCAAAAGATATAGTATAATAATCGTTTATAATACCAAAATTTGTTTCTTTGAAAACAGTTCGAATTCCAACATTTACTAAAAAAACATTTACACAACAATTTTCTGTTTGTTGTATATTTATTTCAGAATTAAATAATGGTGCTCCAAACTCAAAACACAATCCACATTTATCTTCATTGTTCCAAACATCTACTTTTTCTTTAAAGTGTTTTACTATATCAATCATTATCTTTTGTTTTTTGCTTTTTCAGTTTGTATTTTGTGGTAATTCTTTTGAATATCCGCAATTCTTTTATTTAATAGCATTTTATAATAAACATCAATATAAGGCATATTTAAAATTTTTTTCCATTTGGTTATATCCTCGCTCACCCCATTTAAAGTCGCTACGATACCAAGTTCGTTTAAAGTGTGTATTCCAGAAGCGATTAAATCGGGATCAGGCGGACTTGATAAATTAACATTTTCTATTTTATTAATCAATGCAAGTTCGTCTTTTACCCAAAGAATAAAACTCATCAATTCATTATCATTGCATTCGTTTACTTTTAACAATTTTTTTGCAATTCCTTTAAAATCTCCTTTACTTAATAATTCTGGCAAAACAATTTTTATAGTTTTGAAAGTAAATAATTTTAAATCCTTGCATTTTTTACCATTTAAGGTATTGCTCCTAACTCCATACTTTAAAATAAAATCTGCTATCTCCATAAATTCGCTGTTCCGCTTGATGTTTTTTTTGTTGTTTCAAAATACATACGCATTATAAAATTATCTAAATCATCTGGCGACCGACCCAGTTTCTCTTTCATTTCGCTTTTTGGATTGATTTTTAGTTTTTGGTCTAAATCAACCCCTTTACTTTCCAAAACACATAACTCATCTGTAATTTTCTTTTTTTCATTATCTGATATTTCAAAATCAAAAAACAACTCATTTATATTTTCTGCAAGTTTATATGCACATTGTGTTTTTAAATTAAAATAGTTTCCATCATTTGCTTTTGAATTATTTACAAAACCAGTTATTCGTAAATTATCAATTAAACCACCACCCACACCATCCTCATCTGCAATAATATTCGAGTGCGGAACTTTGTGAATATTCTTTAAAGCAATAATTGTGGATTGTATTTCTGTAATTTTAGAAACTTCAAAAACCACCCTTTCAATAATTTTAAATCCACTCCAAACATAAATAATCGCCAAATCAGAACCGAACCGTGCTATATCTGCTGTTATATATTTTTTACCATCTTCTACAAAAGTGTTGCTAAAAATATTATTTGCGGAATCAAAATCAATTAAAGCGTTTGTGTTGCTTTCATAATCCCAGTTACCAAACCGCAATCTTTCTTTTAATGCCTTATCCTGTAAATTATTTAAACTTTCTAAATAATCATTTGTCAATTCAATATTATCTGTTGGCAACGCTTGTATAAATGCTTTTGTAGGTTCAAGAGTTCCGTTTTTTGATGGTTCGTAAAAATTATAATACAACCAGTTCTTTTTTGGATTTGCGGTTATTAAAATTTTTCCTATTACATTAAATTCTTTATTCAAATGCCGTCCAACTCTCGAAGTTAAAACATCAAATGCTAATTTATGAACCTCCCCAGCCTCTTCAATCCATCCACCTGTATATTCTTTTGAGCCTAACCTTTCAAATAAAGGGTCTTTCTGCGGATAAAATGTTAAATCTAAAAACAATATTTCAGAACCATTATCAAAAATTATTTTATTATCAGCGTATTTGTAATCTGAAAATTTGTGAGCCTTTGCAACCTTACGGAATGTAACTAATACAGACTCCCTTGTATCTGTTAAATTATTTCTCCCAATAAACCATCTTGTATTTGGTAAATGATAACAACATTGTAATAACCACTCACACCCAAGCCAAGACTTACCACCTCCTGCCGCACCTCCGTAAAATATTACTTTTGTGTTTTGGTCTCCTAAATATTTATAAGCCTTGTATTGTTTTTTATTTGGACTTGGCATTTTTTCGTCTCCACCGTGTGGGGAGTTGGCATTTTAATATTGATTATCAAATATTTATAAATCTTCATTTTCGCTTGGGTCTTTGGGTAAAAATGAAAACCCCTCAAATTTTTCTTTACTTATTTCAATTTCGGTTTTTGTTTTTGTTGGTGCATCGAGTCCCTCTAACTTATTGTAAACAGAAACGGCTTTATTGAAACTATCGACCTCTTGCGTTGTAGCAGTTTTTTGGATTGCTTTGTTATAAGTTACTTTAACGATATTAGCGGTCATTTCTACTATTTGTTCTCTTTGTAGTATCTTACTACTATCTTTGCTTTTTAATGTTTCTGTAAGGTTGTTTTGCCGTGCATTTTGGATTTCTAACTGCTTTGTCTTAATGTAATTTGCTATTGTAACATTTTGTAACAAATTGTAACTTTTAACCCTTGCACTTTCATTATTTGCTTTTGGATATACCTTTTGATAACTCGCCACAGCCTCGCCAGTGAGTATATACTCATCGGCAAAGGTTTTATGTTTATGGTTTGTTATTTCGGTGTTCATATTAACTTATTTTATCTAACCATTGTAACTTAATTTGATTTGCTATTTGTGCGGTCATTACTGGCGGTACACTCATACCAATTAAATATTTAGGTTCTACATCTTGAAAATCGTAATCGAGGGGATAGGTTCCGCATAAAATATATTCTTGACTGTTTAAATATCTTTTTTCTTTATCAAATAACATTCTACCACCTGCATTATCTGCTGTAATTGTATTTAAAACATTATCAGAATTTACCTTAATAGTTGAAAAAAACGAACCTTTTGGATGCACACTTGATAATGAATTTCCAGCTTTGCAAATATCATATAAATCAGTGTGGCTATCAAATATTTTATATTCCCATCCTTCGTTTTTTGTTAAAGGTGTTATTTGTTTTAAAGGTATTGCATCCTCACTAAACTCCAATTTCAATTTAGGTAAATTTAAATCTTTTCTTTGGCAAATAAAGAAAACTCTTTCACGCTTTTGCGGAACGCCCATTGAAGCGGCATTAAGTAAAAATAATTGAACATTATAACCTGCTTCGTCAAAGGCTTTAAATATCTTTTTTACATAAAGTTTTGCGTTACCTTGTATTAATCCTTTTACATTTTCTGCTAATACTATTTTAGGTTGTAATTTCTTTGCAAGTGCAATATATTCAAAAAATAAATCGTCTAAAACTTGTTCGGCTTGTCCCTCTTTAAATACTTTTTTTTTGCCCCAATCTTTTTCACGATTTCCAGCCATACTAAATGAAGAGCAAGGCGGTGAACCGTCTAATAAATCTAAATTATAAAGTTCTTGAGGAATATCGGAACGCTTTACAAAGTGTCTAATATCCTCTAAAAATAAATGCTTTGGTTTGTGGTTTAACTGATAAACCTTTGCGATTTTAGGGTCAATTTCAACCCCTCCTAAATGATTAAACCCTGCTAATTTGTAACCCATTGTAGAACCACCGCCACAAATGAAAGTACCAAAAACATTATAATCGTTTTTAGATATTCCTTTGGCAGGGTAGCCATCGGCTAAATTCCATTTATAAGGAAACAAGTGCATCGTATAATATTTTTTCAGGACTTTGTCCAAGTTTCTGTAATTTGTCTTTCACGAAATTATAATCGTCTTCGGTGTATTCTAATTTGATTGTGTAATTTTGGTTTTCAAAATCGTTTGCATCAAATTCTTTGTTTTTCCCAGAATAGTCTGTATCATTAAAATCCGTATCCGCAACCTCAACCCCTACCTCTTCAATATCAATATCATACTCTTCGGCAATAACATCAATCATTTCAATATCCAAATCAAAGTTTTTGTTAGCCGTTGTATTTGCCATTATTTGAGCCTCATAATACTGCTTTGTGTCGTTTTCAATATCCGTTTCCAAAACCGCAAACTCATCTTTTTCTAATTTTATGAATTTTGGCTTTAATCCGTTTTCTGTAAATTGTTCAAATCGAGCGTGTCCTGTTATAATAGTCCCATCGGTTGCCGTTGCTATTGATTCCAGCACTCCAAAATCATTGATTGATTTTTTTAATAGTGCAGTCCCCTCTGGGGTGTGTTTATTTGTATTTCGGTGGCTTGGTTTTATTTCATTCATTTAAAGACTTT